TAGTCGAGAGCAAGAACTTGACTATCGGAGACAAAGAGATTGGCAAAGCAAACGCAAGATATGTCAATCAACAAAGAATGATTAGAGGTACAAGTTTCTAATGTATAACACTAGTCAGGCGTACAAGACAGCAATACGTGCCGCAAGCAGACCCTACAATACTGTTTACGGCACACTAACATTTGCAGACGGCACGACAATGGCCATTGATGGTTCTAATCTGCCGTCTAATTCCTTGTCTATCAGTAAACAGTGTATAGACGATGACGAGTTAATGTTTGGTGGTGTGTTCACCAGCGTACTTAAAATATCCATTCTCACAGATTTGGAGAGATACGCTTTTTACGGCGCAAGCATTGAATTAACATACAAAATTCAAACTGGCATAGATACTTCTGGAGAAACATCTGTGCCTATCTTTGAAGAGGTGCCGCTTGGCATCTATACAGTAGCGGACGCAGAAAGACCAACAGATAGAGTTACACTGACTTGCTATGATAATATGTCGCTCCTTGATAAGCAGTTGGGTGGAACATTCTTAACAGGACTTCCGTGGGAGTTATTTCAAGCCGTATCTGCAAATACGGGAATGGAACTTGATTTCGATGAACTTTATCTTACGAATTTTCCTAACTATACTTATCAAGCAGACGCAAGCGAAGAAAGAGGCATACACACATATAGAGATGTGGTTAAGATGATATGTCAGTTACTTGGCTGTTTTGCATATGCGAGCAGAGATGGTCAGTTAGCAATAAAGGGATTTTCTAGCACCGCAGACGCGTCACTTACTATGAGCGATTGGTTTACTTTAGTGCCCGCAGACTATAAGTGCAAGTATGTTGGTATATCTATTTCAAGTTTGGCTGGAACGTACACAAAGCACACCACAAGTGTGCTCGACCAGGGACTTGTAATGATTATTGAAGATGCACCTGCGTGGGACTATGGTTCAGAGGAAGCACAGCAGACAAAAACGGATAATCTGTTTAATCATTTACAGTCGATTGACGAATATACTCCTGTCGATATGGACATGCCGAGTGACCCGTCATTCGATTGTGGTGACAGACTTGAACTTATAACAAGAAACGGAACTATCTATACGCTCATTACAAGTATTGAGTGGCGATTCCATCAGGGAATGACGATTGATAGTGAAGGGCTTAATCCGTATTTAGAGGGCGGTTCTGTTCTTGCTAGTGAGAGCAACCGAATACTCACACAGGCTATTGAGAGAAGCAAGTTACAGTTCATATCATTCACTAATCCTAGACAGACGAATATAGGAGATTTGCAGACAAGCAAGATAGGTGAGTGTATATTCAATCCTAGCTCAAAAACAGACGCATTGTTTGTTGCTACTATTCTTGTTGACGTTGATGTTCCAGATGTTGTTGACACTACAACTGAGGACGTTAGCGTACCTGTAAAAGCATACTACAATGAGCAAGAGACAACTATCACAGACATTAACGGAAACCCTGTATCACTAACGGGTATAGCAGAGAACACTTACACTTATTTGAGAGATGGACGATGTGAAGTAGACATATTCTATACGCTCAATTCAGTCAGACTTCCTAGTAATGAAGAGCCGTATGTTGCTACTGAAAAACTAGAGAATGGTAAGCACATTATTACTGTCGCATATCCCGTTGTTGCGCTTGAGCCAAATATGCGATATGAGTTTGAGGTATATATGACGATTCGTAACGGAACAGTTATTATACCTGCAAGAACATTACAAGCAAGTCTCATAGGTCAAGAACTTACAGACATTACAGGGTTCAGTGGTCTCATTAGAATTGAGGATTCTGCCTTCATCGGCACTATTGCAGATATGGGAATACTTGATATGTCTGATGATTGCACAATTACGCTTATTAGTGTTCCATTTATTAGTGTTGCTGATACACTTTTACTGTATAATATTGATAGTGTTGAAGGCATACCGTTAGCAGAAGGAACTGGCACGTTGCAACCACAAATTTTCTTACGAGGAGGATTTGATTTTGCAACAGAAGATGGAAACTATATCGGAGCAGAAAATAGCGACCGATTTACAACAGAGTAAGGAGAGACTAAATGCCAGATTTAATTAAATTTTCAGATTTAAAGACGGACCACCCCGTACAATTAAACGGCGCTAATGACCTGATTGCGATTGCTAGTTATACACAACAAGGAGATACAGGGTATACCTCTTTAACAACTACTCCTAACCAACTTGGTGCGCACGCAGTTGAAAGTATGACGTTTGCTAACTTGCAGACAAACAATAAAACAGTTGAAGGAGCAATTAACGAAATTGTTTCTGCTATCTCTGGCTCTACTTGGACAGACTTAGTTGCCACTCTTTTAGCGGGTAGTACGTCATTGACGATACAGAACCCTGCTATTACTACAAACAGCACCATACAGGTGTTTGAAAACGTCGGGGCATTTTCAGATTTAATTGCGCCTACAGATATAGTTACAACAACGGGACAGATAGTTATTACCTTTCCTGCCCAGCAAAGTGACATTAGCGTGAAAGTGAGGATAAGTTAATGGCTTGGTATGAAGTTAAAAAGGGCGGCAGTAGTCCGACACCAACTCCGTCTTATGAAAGTTATATCTATAATGTTGGGAAAGTTGGTTTCAACACAGGATATAAACACAAGACAACTACAAAAATAAAAATGAAAGCCGCAATAGACGCTATAAGCGGTGGGTGGCGTGCGATTTTTGGGTATGAGCAAGGCAACTGGAGAACTAACGCTATGGGTTTCTCAATAGGTGACAGCACACAGCTTGCCTATATGACAAAGAACGCATGGAACCAAGGCGATACAATTCTTGCAGGTGAAAGTTCAACATCATCAAATTGGACAAATGTACCCTGTATTTTCGAGGCAGTTGGAAATGCAATCTCATGGTATAGGGAGAGTGATGTAACAACCACTCGCTCTTTGACCACAACAGGAACAATCGCAGACGCAAACGGTCCTATGGGTATTTTTATAGAAAACTTATCAGAAGCGGTTGACGGGTGGAGTCCATCGCAAAATTCAGTGTATATGCGCTTATTTTGGTTTGAAATTTATGAAAGCGATGTGCTTGTTCATAGATTCGTACCCGCATATAACGATAATCAGTGGTGCTTGTATGATGAGATTGACGAAACATATATTTACGACACAATCGACAATGGCTCAAAGTTGCGCGGCTGGTTAGCAAGTTAAGTGGAGGTAAAGTATGATAAAAGACACAAGAAAAATTGAAGGGTTTTCACAAGTAAAGATGCCTAGGTTCAAGGGACATATTAAGATTACACTTCATAACTGTAAGAACGGCAAGAATGAGGTAATAGAGGGCGATAACATCGTCACTAATGCGGTGCGCGACATTCTTGCAAATAACTACTGCGGAGCCGTTGATTATAGTAAGATTTTTGGCGACAGCGGTGTTTGGAAGAAGTGGTTTGGCGGAGTTCTTCTCTATCAGAATCCTCACCCGACTGTTGAAGTTGGTGGTGAGCAAGTGCTTGACCCTGACAATTACTATCCTCAAGCAGATAACGTAAATCATCTTGTTGCTCATGCTGGACAAACAACAATAGACTCCAGCCATGACGATGACTTACGCAGAGGAAATCCTACAACAGCGGCATACGCATTTTCTGAAAATGAAGTTAAGTACGTGTATGAGTGGGGAACTACTCACGGCAATGGAACTATCTCTGCACTGTCTCTTACACATACAGATACAGGAGACGCAGGACTTGGTTCTAACACATACGCATTTCAAAACTTTGTGCCGTTCGATATAATCAACGCGAGTTCTTTTACTCAGGTTGCTACGCCTGCAAAGTGCTTGATTTCTGATGAAACACTCTTTGGCCAGTATGACGATTATCATGGTTTTGTATTTAAGATTGGAAGTGACGGACAGTATACTGATACTGTCAACATCTTTTCTACAAATGAAATTATGATTTACATTAAGAGATTTCCTTTTGGAAAAGCGGGCCTGTTTGAGAGATGGAATGTTAATAACGACTTTGTTAGGAAATTCAAAATTACTTCCAGCAATATCACATTCTATACAAACCCTTGCTACTACTTTGACTATGAGAATAAGTTGTTATATCTGTTCTCTAATATGACTAGCACAGCGCAAGCATATTCTAAGGACCATATCAACTATATCGTTATTGATTGTGAAAACGAAGTTGAAACTGCACACGGTACTGTTATAAGCGACACAGCGAATATCGCCTGCTTAGGAGTTGTTAACCTTAATGAGGGATATAGCTGGAGACGTAGAATAAATACTAACGCAATCATTAAGTCAGGAAACTACTTCTATTTTCCTACTGCACCTGAAGCTGGTTTATCTGTTAATGGATATAAAAAGATTAACTTTACAAATCAATCTGACCAGACAACAGTGACGTTTAACACCGCACAGGGTTACTACACACAGCCTGCTTATGGTGGTGAATTATTAGTTTCTTGTGGTAACCAGTGGAATGAAATGGGAAATGTTAGCGGAATAGTTGTAAATGGAACAACAGGATATAGTTGTAAGAACGCAAGTCTTACAGGTGCCTCAAGTAACTCTTACTCAATGGCTTTTGGTAACACATATAAGCCTTCGTTCTTTGCAATCGGAGTAGGCGGTAACAGCAATCCGCTGTATACTGAAAGATTTATCCTTGCAAACAAGATGTTAAACACTACGCTGTTCAACTTGCCTACCCCTATTCAGAAGAGTGGTTCGCAGGCGATGACCGTAGAATACACGCTTCAAGAGGTATACGAGTAAAGGAGAAATAATATGAGCATTATTCGTGGAACAACTCCAACAATCTGTGCTAATATCAAAAATGATATTGATTTACACGATGTAGTTCAGGTATGGTTTTATATCTCTCAACAGAAAAAGCCTAAAGTAGACAAGACTATCTCTGATTGCGTATTTGATTATGAGAATAAAAAGATACTTGTAACCCTTACGCAAGACGATACGCTCAATCTTAAAGCGGGAGATGCTATCATTCAGTTACGTATTTTACTTGACGATGGGACTGCGCTTGCTAATGAGGGCAATGATGAAGATATTTTAGAAATTTACAAGGGCGGAGTTATTCAAGTAGAGGAGGCTCAAGATGGCTGACGTTGAATTAGATGTTACATTTGAAAGTTCTAATGAGAACCTTGATGTGGACTTTGGTTCTGTTTATGTTATTGACGGCGATACGGCTGTTAAGGTTATTGCGAATAAATACTCTAGTGAGAGAACTTATGCGGTAGGCGAGTATGTAATCCAAGAAAGTCTGCTTTATAGGTGCATTACCGCTATTGACGAACCCGAAGAGTTTGATAGTGAGAAGTGGCTTAATATCAAACTTGCTGATGATGTACAGAGCGTGAAATCTGCTATTGATACTCTTTCAGGTGTTGTTGACGGCAAGGCTGACTCTACTGATGTAACAAGTGCTCTTGCAAATAAACTGGACAAGGCTAACCCGACAGGAACAGGGTCGTTAAGTCTTAACCGAAAACCGGGCGATGTTGGTAATCGGTCGGTGGCTGTTGGTGACGGAAATACAGCAAGCGGTTATGCTTCGTTTGCTGGGGGTAGGAGTACAGTTGCAAACCACAGAAGTCAGCACGTCTTTGGTGAGTTCAACACGCCTGACGATAGCACGGTGTCTTCATCGGGAAGAGGCAACTATATTGAGATTATCGGCAACGGCACGGGTATAAGAGAACGCTCTAACGCTCGTATACTCGACTGGAGTGGTAATGAAACCCTTGCAGGTGATTTAACCTTTAACAGAAACAAGAGCCTTACAAGCGAAATCTCACGCCTTGACAGACGTATTGACAATCTTCCTGCACCTATGGTCTTTAAGGGAACATTAGGCACAGGCGGTACGATTGAAGTTCTGCCTGTTGCAAGTGATTATAATGAGGGTTGGACGTACAAGGTTATTACTGACGGAACATACGCAGGACAGACCGCAAAGGTCGGTGATGCATTCATTTCCAACGGCTCTGAATGGGTTTATATTCCGTCTGGTGATGAAGATAACGACACTTGGCGTAACATCAAGGTCAACGGAACAGAAGTTCTTGGCAACGGCATTTCAAGCGGTGCGGTTGATTTTGAGGACACGACAAACGTAAAGTTCGAGTTTGACGCTAACGGCAATAAGGTCAGAGCGAGACTTGACGGCATTTATACCAATAGCGAAGTTGATGATCTTCTTGACGATAAAGCCGATAAGAGCACTACCTACACCAAAGCACAAGTTGATGATATTGTCTATAATATCCTGCCTGATGATACGGCAAGCGGTGGTGTTGCGAACTTTGAGACAGACTTGGCTCTGCCTATCAAGTCATTAGAGGTTGATGTAAATGCGGTGCAGAAAAGCGGAACACCTACACCTGCCTCGCCTTTGCCGATAAGCGGTTGGAGTAAGATTAGCCTTGCGAAGTGCGGAGACAATCTTGTGGACGTAAAGCCATTTAGCGATTGGGTAGCGGTGAGAAGTTCGTACTATGTTTTGAGGTCGTGCGTTCCCAATGCGGTTATAAACGTATCTCTGATTGACAAAGACGTATCGGTTGATTTGTCGGGCATTAGTTTTGGCTTTGTAGATAGCAAGTGGGACGGAACAGAACAAATAACAACAAGAGAGTATCGCTGGGTTGTACAGAACGGTGCACCTCAAACAAACAAAAAGAACACCGCTATTGGTGACGCAAGCATTATCTTAACAGGCTTGATTTTCTATCCACAAACAGAAGAAACATATAACAAGATAATGGCTCGTTATAATTTAGAGTTTGAGATAGATGTAGCTGCTTTTTTTAAACCATACAACGGCAATACCGAAGTAATCAACCTCGGTGGCACTTACTATGGTGGTCATTTCACGCAGGACAAGGCAGGACATAGGCAGTTTGAGGTAACACACAATTATATTGCGTCTTACAACGGAGAGGCAATAAACGAGCCGTGGATAAGTTCTATGGATGCCTATTCGCAAGGTGCAACACCGACAACAGGAGCACAGGTTGTTTATCCTCTCGGAACATCTTACGTCATTGCTTTACCTGACGGAGAGCCTATCATCACACTCAACGGCACAAACAATATCTACGCAGATACAGGTGATTGTGCAGTGGAATACAAGGTGAGTGTTGAGCAGTATGTAAGTAATCATTCTGGCGGTGGCGGTGCTAAATCACTTGGCGGTGTGTTCTTGGGCAGTAGCAATAGCGGTAGCGAAGAAGAACCGACAGAGGAAAGCGAAGATACCGAAAAGACGAAAGAAATTGACGAGCCGAAAGAAGAAATCAAGACTATCGGCGATGAACCGATAAGCAAGAAGCGAGGCGGTGAGTGATATGGACAACACAATTTCATTCACAGTTAATCAGTTAATCGGCTTTGTTACAACTGTTGGCGGTTGCATTGTCGTTATCGGGCAGTCGCTTATTGTCGGGGGACAATCAACCCCAATAAAACAAGTTATCACTTGTGGTGGCTCCGAATATCCTGCTGATTATACAAATCATATTTGTTTCTTTGATGTCGAATATGACGGATATCTGTATATCAATGAAAAAACTTCTACGGGTGTTACTTCATATGCCTGCCGATATGAGGATGCTGTAATCAGAAAAGAAAATTGTCTACTGGTAAGTAATAATCAGTATACACACTTTGCTTATCTTGGCGAGGGATTATTCTTGGCTAGAGAGTTTCATAGACGCGGACCTAATAATTTATTCCAATTAGTTAATGTTGGACTTGGTTTTTTGGTAGATGATATTGGTTTTGTAGAGCAGAAACATTATATGACCGCCTCAACCGACATTATTGGACCGTTTTCGATTGACAAAACGGGTTGGAGTGGAGGCTTGTGGACAGGAGGTAACCACAGTGTTAATGTCGGGGGCGTTGATTGTCCTACCGCAGAAGAGTTGGATTTAAAAATACTAGTAAATAACCAAGAGATAACTTCTGATGGAATTTATTGGGGCACTGTAAGGTTTGTAGCAAAGAATAAGCTGTATTTTGCTCAAACAATCACAGGTAATACTTTTGAGGGTGCAACACCTGCAATTTTGGAAACGAGAGTTTATAGCCTTACTGACACTATGAACGTGGAAGTATATATTGAGTTGCTTGACGATATTAGATTTAGCAAATATTATGGTATGCAGTATGTAAATCAGAATGTTGTTAATATTGTTATTCCTAATGATGAATTAGTAATTGTTAAGGCAGATTTGGAATCCGCGTATTTAATGGTCAACAAGCAACCTGACATTATCTTACAATATGATGATGGTGCGGAGTTACATATGATTTTACATCCCGCGGGTTTGGGTTCCTACGCGCATAATGTGGGCACAGACGGGTATGGCTCTGTTCAAACTTACGGCAAAACATATCACACCCTTATTTCTGTTACTACTATACCAAGTGGTTCAAAATTATACTGGAGTGGTGAGTATAGGTATGTAATCTGAAAGATAATTTTCAGACAAACGCCATTTAATTTGCACACTTGGTGGTATAAAATGTTATAATAAAGAAAAATGGGTAAGGAGGGCAATCACAATGGACAGCGAGGTTCTTGTTGCAATCATAGCCCTTATAGGAACAGTTACGGGTTCAATAAGCGGTATTATGATTTCAAGCAAACTCTCTAATTATCGTATAGAGCAATTAGAGATTAAACTTGATAAGTATATCAGCAATCAAGATAAACTTAAAGAGAAGGTTATACTTCTGGAAAAAGATGTATTATCTTTTCGGGAAAAACTTGAAGATATTGAAAAGCAAGTTCAAAAATTACTTAATATATGATAGATTACGAGTTTTGGACGCTGGTTTTAGTTATACTACTTTGTGGAATATTTGCATTTATGGCAATATTTATACGAAATGATAAAGGAGGAGACAAACAATGAATATTGGTGAAATCGTAACAGTACCCGTAATTGTAGGTTTCTGTTATCTTGTGGGTTACATCGTTAAGTTATTCAAGAATGAGAAACTTAATGACTTTATTCCTGGCATTTGTGCAATCGTAGGTGTTATTCTTGGACTTGTATCGTTCTATACAATTCCAAATATTATCCCTGCGTCTGATTGGCTTACTGCAAGTGTAATCGGCGGATTTTCTGGACTTGCCGCAACAGGTGTAAATCAGGTTGTTAAGAAACTTAAAACACTGTTCAGCGAGGAGTAACTTATGGCTATTGAGCGTACCAATACTAATCTTGCGAAATTCTGTCTTGAGGTAGTTGGGACTGCTTACTGGATGGGCTGTTTTGGGCAAAAGGCAAGCCGTAGTCTGTACAATCAGAAAAAGGCTGACTATACTCAGTATTATCCGCCTAAGAGTTGGACTGAAGCTAGTTTCGTTGATGACTTCGGAAAGCCTGTAACAGATTGTGCAGGACTTTTCAAGTGGTTCTTATGGGCAAAGAGTATGGAAGATAAGACTCCAACCTACAAGGCTAGTGAAGATTGGGGCTCAAATACTTTATACAATAAGTGCACCGAAAAAGGAAAGATTAATACTCTCCCCAGTGAAAAAATTGGACTTGGTGTCTTCAAAGTAAAAAACGGTATAAGACACCATGTTGGGTTTATCGTCGACAATAGCGGAACTGTTGTAGAAGCCAAAGGACACGCATACGGCACGGTAAAATCAAAAGCGAGTGAATGGGACGAGTGGGGTAAATTACCTCTTATCAAGTATGAGGCTGAACCTAAGCCTCAACCAACTCCTGAGCCCGAACCTGATATAGTAAAAACGTATAGAGTTGTGAACATTCATACGTTCTTGGCCATAAGGAGCACTCCCGTTGTTGCCCAGAATGACGCAAATAAAGTAGGTGAACTCTACAATGGAGCGTTAGTATCTGTTTTTGAAACAAACGGTAACTGGGCAAAAATAGGAAGTGGTATGTGGGTATCTATGTCATATCTTAGCGCGGTATGAAATTATATGACTTCGTAGAGCGGGAACTTGAAAGATTTAGAAAAGAGTGCAACTTTACCCCAGATGAACTCGAATATTTCAATCTTCGGGCAAAGCATTATAGCAACTTTCAAATCTCGATAAAGATGAACATATCAGAAAGCAAGGTTTCTAAATTAGCAAAGTCAGTAAAGAACAAGATACTTAGGGTAATTTAAGTACAATTTTCATAAAATTTTTAGAGAGCAATCGTGCAAATACGGTTGCTCTTTTACTTGTATGCTTATGTCAAAGGGGAAGGTAATTATGAGAGACATAAGCAACGAACTATTAGAAATAATGGAACGTTACAAATGTAACGAAGTAATTGCTTTCCTTATTTTAATACAGAGCGAGAAGGTATAAGTCTGTGGGTTGGCAATACTATAATCCTAATCCCAAAGCAAATCTTGTAGGTGACTGTGTTGTACGAGCAATCTCGTTGGCTCTTAATCAAGATTGGGACACATCTTACTTAGGTGTAACTACGCAAGGATATAAATTAAAAGATATGCCATCTTCAAATGCTATTTGGAGTGCTTACTTAAAGCACAACGGGTTTAGACGCTACATCATTCCAGACACTTGTCCTGATTGTTATACGATTAAAGATTTTTGTATTGACCATCCTGAAGGCTTGTATCTTCTTGCAACAGGCACGCACGTTGTTACGATTGTCAACGGTGATTACTACGACACCTGGGACAGCGGTAACGAAATTCCAATCTTTTACTTTAAGAAGGAGAACTGACAATGGCATTTGGCTACAATCCGTATCAACAGTATTATCAACCCACACAGCAGTATATGCCACAAATGGTTGCTAATAATACGCAACAGCAAAATGATGGCATCACGTGGGTTCAAGGAGAAAACTCTGCGAAATCATATCCCGTAGCGGCAGGAAGAAGTGTGCTTTTAATGGACAGCGAAAGTCCTGTTATGTACATCAAATCAACAGACCAAAGCGGTGTTCCGCTTCCGTTGAGAATTTTTGACTACAAAGAACGCTCACAATCAAGTTCTAACGCACAAGAGCAAAAAACAGAATATATCTCACGAAATGAGTTTGACGCTTTTAGAAACGAAATCAGAGCAGAATTAAAGCAGTCTAAACAACCGACTAATAACACATATAAGAAAAATAAGGAGGAGTGATTATGAGTTCACCTCTCTATCAGCAACTTCAGCCACAGAATAATTTTATAAGTATGCTCAATCAATTTAAGCAAAACCCAATGTCTATGCTTTCTCGTAAGTATAACATTCCACAAGATATGACAGACCCAAATCAGATACTTCAATATTTGCTTAACAGTGGCCAGGTAAGTCAAGAACAGATAAACAGGGTTATGAAGATGAAGAATGACCCACAATTTCGTAATTTAATCTCAAATGATTAAGTTGAATAGTTGAATGACTAAATTAAAAAGCGATGTCGTTATGGGAAGGTAGCACGGCATCGCTCTCAGGAAGTAAAAACCGAATGAGAAGTTTAATCACATTGGGTATTTCTATTTTAATTCAGTTTTCTATTCGTTGCAACAGTAGATATAAAAATTTATGAAAGGAGAACTATTATGACTAATGGTTCAGAACAAATGGTAATGCCAGTAGCTCCTATGTACGGAAGTGGCAATAGCGGTTTCGGCTCTTGGGGCGGAGACGGTTGGTGGATTTTACTTCTCCTCTTGTTCGCTGGCGGTTGGGGTAATAATGGCTTTGGTGGCGGTTTCGGTGGAAACGCTCTCGGCTATGATTTTCCTTGGTTGCTTAATGGACAGTCTGGAATTAACGCAAACACTAACACAGGATTCCAGAACGCTCTGCTCAACGACAATATTACTTCCATTCGTGATGGAGTATCTTCATTATCCACCCAAATCTGTAATCTTGGCGGAGATATTTCTCAGCAGTTGTGTAGCGGCTTTGCAGGTGTAACCGCATCTGTAAACGGTGCGCAGAACGCTGTAGCACAGCAACTTTACACCAATCAGATTGCAGATATGGAAAGAAGTTTCAACGCTCAAACAGCTTCTACACAGGGTATGCAGGCAATTCAGTCTCAGTTGGCACAGTGTTGTTGTGATAACAGAGCCGCAACAGCAGATGTTAAGTACACAATCGCAACAGAGGCTTGTAACACAAGACAGACAAGCACGGCAAATACGCAGGCTATTCTTGACAAACTTTGCCAACTTGAACTCGACGGTTACAAGAGGGAGAACGATAATCTCCGTACTCAACTCAATATGGCTACTCTGTCTGCTAGTCAGACGGCACAGAACGCATTTATCCAAAAGGGTTTCTCTGATGAGGTCGATGCGCTCTACAATAGGCTTTCTAACTGTCCTGTTCCGTCAACCCCTGTTTATGGCAGAACTCCCATTTTCACTTGCAATCAGAATGTAGGTTGCGGTTGCGGAATGTAATGTGAGGTGATACTTATGGCAGAATATCTTGCTAACGCAGTACAAAACGTGGCGTTAAACGCTCCCATTGTGTTTTCAGCATCTATACCTTGTACTCGTGGTTGTGTTCTTCACGATGACGAAACCGGTGTTTTTACTCTGCGCGGTATCACTAATAATTGCTTTGCGCGTTATCAGGTAATTTTTAACGGTAATATTGCAATCCCTGCTGGTGGTGCAGTAACTCCCATTGCTATTGCAATTACAGTTCAGGGTGAACAGCGTCCCACTTCAAGAGCAATCTTTGTTCCTGCTGCCGTGGACACTTATGGCAATGTTACAAGCACAGCAATTATCACAGTTCCTAGAGGGTGCTGTTTCACAGTAGCCGTTGACTATGTTGACGCAACAACAGATAACCCCGCAGTAACACCAACACCTACTATTGAGGTTCAAAATGCTAACCTCACCATTACACGTATTGCGTGAGAAAGGAGAAAGTATGAAAGTATTATATGAAATACAGGATATACTCGAAGATGAACTTAAAAAGATTTGTAAGAAAGAAGAAATATCCTCGACAGACCTCGAAAACATCTATAAGATGGTCGACATTGTTAAGGACGTTACAACGGTCGATGCTATGCACAAGGCAGAGCAAGAAGGGTACTCAAGAGATTACGCGAGAGATTATTCGAGAGGCTATTCAGACGATTATGCCAACGCTTATGATTCTTATAACTCTTATGCTCGCAGAGGGCGTGATGGTGACGGCGATGGAAGATATAGCGAAGATGGCTCTTATCGTAGAGGTCGTGACGCTATGGGTCGCTTTACTAGTCGTGACAGTTCATACGACGGTTATAGCCGACACAGTAAAGACGAGATGATTGAGCATCTTACGGAAATGATGCGTAACGCTCGTAGTGAGGACGAAAGAGAAAGTTATCGCAAAGCGATTGAGCAGATGAAAAGATGATGTTATAATAAAATATTAGAACATTCTTTATTGTTCTGTCTTTCTTTTTGGGAGAGTAGCGAGAGGAGAGGCTCGCTACTTTTCTTTTGCATAAATTTTTGTTGACTTACGTTCAATCATTTAGTATAATGTTCTCGAAATCAGTCAAAAAACATTGAAAGAGAGCGAAAAACAGATGATAAACATTGTAATTAAAAACAGTGTAATGTGTAATGGGGACTATTCCCTTTTTGTATCATTCGATTACAATGCCGATATTGTAGATATTGTTAAATCATTTCCTACTAGGAACTACAATAAAAATGATAAAACGTGGGAACTTCCGTTTAATCAGTTGGGTAATCTCGTAAACAAGTTATCGAAGTATGAGATTACTATTTCAGGAAAGTATATCAAACTTGAAACAAGCGAGAAAAAGATACCACCTTATTTCAATTTCAAGACAAAACCTTTTGAACATCAGATAGAGGGCGTTGAGTTCGGACTTAATCACGATAAGTGGTTACTTGGTGATGAGCAGGGACTTGGTAAGACAAAGCAGGTAATTGATATTGCGAGATTAAGAAATGTAAAGCACTGTCTTATTGTTTGTTGCGTAAACGGTTTGAAATGGAACTGGAAGAATGAGGTTAGTATTCACACTGACGAAAGTGCGTGGATATTGGGGCAGAAGTTTATTCGAGGCGGAACAGACATAAGGATTGGTTCTAATGCAGACAGACTATTAGACCTTGAAAACTTTGAGTGCCTTCCCAGATTTGTTATTACTAATATTGAGACTTTACGTTACAAAGTAAAGACGGGAAGAAAAATAGTGGTAAAGAAAAAGGGAAAATTTGTCGAAGAAGATGAATATATCTATCCTATTACTGATAAGTTAAAAGAACTATGTGCGAGCGGTGAGATTGATATGATTGCCGTTGACGAGTTTCACAAGTGTAAAAACCCAGAGGCAAGTCAAACCGAGCAGTTGTTGATGCTACATACCCCAATTCAAATTGCTATGACGGGTACTCCTCTGATGAACGCACCGATTGACTTATACCCGATACTTAACTGGCTCGGATACGAAAAGCATACATTCTGGCAGTTTAAGACACATTATGGTCGTTTAGGCGGCTTCAACGGAACACAAGTTGTTGGTTATAAAAACTTGGAAGAGATTGAAGATACGCTCGATACAATGATGTTGCGTAGGCTTAAGGACGATGTTCTTGATTTGCCTGAAAAGACACTCATTAACGAGTACGTTGAAATGGGTAAAGAGCAATCGAAAGTTTATGATATGGCCCATTCAGATATTATTAGTAATCTCGATAGTTTGAAGATGGCAAACAACCCGCTTGCAGAACTTATTAGATTGAGACAGGCAACGGGTAACCCCAATATTCTTACTCCTACTGTTACTGATAGTGCAAAGTTTGACAGAATGGAAGAACTTGTAGATGACGCAGTTGATAACGGAAGAAAGGTTGTTATCTTCTCTAACTGGACACAGATTACTAATCCAGCGTTTAAGAGACTATCGAAGAAGTATAGGGGTGTAATGATTACAGGTGAGACAAAAGATAACGAAAGGCAGGCTAGTGTAGAGGCATTTCAGAATGACGATAAAGTTAAATTCATAATCGGTACGATAGGTGCTATGGGTACAGGTCTTACGCTAACTGCTGGTTCAGTAGAAATCTTTTTAGATGAACCCTGGAATATGGCTCTTAAGGAACAAGCAATAGATAGATGCCACAGAATTGGACAGAACTCTAACATCACCGTTTATACGTTGCTCTGCAAGGGAACCATTGATGAACGAATTAACTCACTCGTAGAAAAGAAAGGACAGATGAGTGAAATATTGATTGACGGAAAAATTGAGGGAGACAAAAATGCTTTAATTAACTACTTGTTATCATAAAAAACATATATTATAATGTTTATAATTTAATAAATGAAAGAAAGGAGATACAATGGGATTAACACTTTTAAGAATTGAAGAAGTTGCTATGGCCTGTGGGGTTTCTGTTCAGTCAGTAAACAACTGGTACAAGTTTAAGAGGGAAAATCCTGATAACGAGTACGCAAGACTTTTGCCTAACTATATTACACTTGAGGGCAGAGGTCAGAGAATGTGGCACAAGTCAGATATTCCTGCCCTTATCGAGTTTAAACAGAAGGTTCCTAAAGGCTGTAAGGGCGTAATGGGCTCTGTAACGCAAAAATATTTAAAGAAAGGACAAGTAACAAAATGACAGAACTGGAACAATTAAAGATGTGGGCAGACGGCTATATCTTTTCAAAGCAGGAAGCCGATAAATTCAAAAAGCAGGCAGATAGCCTTAATACAAACATCAAGCAAGCGATGGAAAACTTAGGTATGGAAGATGTTGAACTTGATGATGGTTCAAGGGTACATTATAGCGTTACAAGGAAATCCAGTATTGATGAAGAAAAACTCATCGAGTATCTGCATAAGTATGCTCCTGATACAGAGTGTATTAAAACACGTGAGTATATTGACATGGATACGTTGGAAAGCGAAATCTATAATGAGAAATTGCCAACTGAAATGGTTGCGGCTATGGAAACGTGTACACACGTAAAAGAAATCCCAACACTTACTATTAAGAGCGCAAAGAAAGGAAAGAAAGGAGACTAATGTGAATATTTATATTAGCCCTTTTGTACTCGGGATTTTGTGTACAATCGGCTCAGAGATTGGCGCATTTATCTTAATTGCTTTAATATCTGGGATACGAAGTTATCTTAAATCGCGAGGAAACATATCTAAATGAGCGAGGAGACTAAAATATGAGTAACAATACTAAATACGAGAGTAAAGCGATTACAACGCAAATTAAAGCGACTTCCAGGGTCAGCGCAAAAATCTTTGACGATTTTTATACGTTAGAGTTTTCAGAAGAAAGAACTATCCCCGATGTTGAGGGAGTAGACTTGGACAAAGAACGTGAAAAACTCTGGGATGATGTAAACTATACTGTGGACGTTCAAATGCAAGATACGATAAATCACGTACTTGAAGAAAAACGAAAAAGATGATATAATCATTTCACACTTAAAGATTGTAGCACTACAGTCTTATGTCGGTTATATGAGGTGAGCGTATGACCGCTATAACTGAATAACCGACAAATGCAACAGACTTGTCACTGAAGTTCTCACCTAACTTCTTTGACAAGTTTTTTGTTGCTTAAAAATTAGGAGATGCTTATGGAAAGAGACTTTAAGGGTATATGGATACCTAAAGATATATGGTTAAACGATAAATTAGATATAACTGAAAAGGCTATTTTCGCAGAGATTGATAGTCTTGATGGAGATAATGGTTGTACAGCAGGCAACGAATATTTTATCAACTTCTTTAAGGTTAGCGAGAGTACAGTTACCAGAGCAATATCTCACCTTAAGAAGTTAGGATTGATTGAGAGTTCATTTGATGGAAGAGTTAGAACATTGAGAGTAGTCAAATTGACGAGGCAGAGTAGTCAAATTGACGAGCATATTAATACAGATATTAGAGAGAATAATACTAATATTCAACAAACTTTATTTAATACTAATAATAAAGATAAAGAAGTATTAGAAGTAAGAAAAAAAGACAGGGCTCAGTGGTTAGTTGCTACGTATAATTCAATTTGCGTTTCACTGCCTAAGTGCCAGCGTCTTAATGCAAAGCGAAGTAGGGCTATTAGTCGTATCTTAAAAACATACACTGAAGAAGAAATCGTGACCGCTTGTAAGAACCTTGAAAGTTCAGATTTTTGTAAGGGAAAGAACGATAGCGGTTGGAAAGCAGATATTGACTTCCTTCTTAAGGAAGATAAGTTCGATAGAATTTTAGAGGGTCGTTATAATAATAAGCGCAGATGTAACGCCGAAGAAATCTCTAGTAATGGTCCGAAGTATCGTGTTTCAGCAGAAGAAAAAGAAGAAATGAGAAAGGCGGTAGAACGTGGAGAACTCAAAGAATACTGATTGCTGGTACGCAAGTAAGTGTAATGAAGATTGTTCTGCCTGTTTAGTGTACCCTCAAATGATGTGGCAGTTTGATAACAGCGGTCTTCCTAAATCAAAGTATGCTCCAATACATTTAAGACCACAATCAAATGATGTTAGGGCATTTAATAAGTTGGCTGATATACGAGAGGATATTGATGAGTTCGTTGAGCAGGGAAAGAACTTGTATATCTGTGGTGAGATACCTGGAAACGGGAAAACATCTTGGGCTATTAAGATGTTACAAACATACTTCCATTATGTTGCTGAAGGAAATATATTCACTGTAAAGGGAATGTTTGTATCTGTTCCTGATTTACTTTTAAAATTAAAAGATTTCAATAACCCATTGTCTAATGAATATAAGGAAAATCTAAAGTCGTGTGATTTGCTTATACTTGATGATATAGCAATAACAGGTCTGTCGCAGTATGATTATTTGCAACTATTTACTTTAGTTGATAGTAGAATGTTATCAGGTAAATCAATTATATTCACTTCCAACATAACTGACATTAAGAAACTTGGAGAAGTAATCGGAGAGCGATTAGCAAGTAGAGTTATGGGAAACAGTTTGGTAGTTGAGATAAAGGGTGGTGATATGCGTGGTTGAGTTGCAGATTTTAAGTAAGATTATTGCTACTAAGGATTTTTCTATAATAGAAAATAACTGCATCACCGAAGATTACTTTAAAGGTCCGAAAGACAATAAGGGAAATGATACTGTAGGGTATGAGGAAGAGTTTCGCTTTATTAAGTCTCATTATGAGAAGTATGGAAATGTTCCTGATGAAACTACTTTTCTAAACAAGTTTCCTATTTATAAGGACGACGGACTTCCTGAAGTAAATGAAAGTGACGAATGGTTAGTTGAAACGTTGCGAGAAGAATATCTTTTCCGTCAGGGTGCTCCTATATTGCAGAAAGCAGGAGAGATATTCGTAAAAGATGCAAACGCAGGTGTAGAGTATATGATACACGCTCTTAAGGACTTAGAAGTAAACTATGGTCTTGGCGGAGTAAATATTATTGAGTTTGCACGTAAAAGATATGAGCATTACAAAGAACGTGTTGAAAATCAAGATGATTGGTACTTTACAACAGGATTCCACGAACTTGATGAGATTTTACACGGAATACAGCGTTTTGAAGAACTGATTGTATTGTTTGCGAGATTAGGACAAGGAAAGTCATGGGTGCTTGTTGCCATAATCGCTCATATTTGGAAGCTGGGATTTAATGTAGGATATATATCTCCAGAAATGAGTGACGATAACATCGGATACAGATTTGACACGATTAGTAACGGGTATTCAAACACTAGTTTGATGTGGGGCCTTACTGATATTGACGTTGAAAAATATGAAGAAGATATTACGGCTCTTGCGGAGCATAAAAACAAATTCATTGTTTCAGTTCCTTCTGATTTTGATAATCGAATAACCATAAGCAAGTTACGTAATTACATAAAGCAGTATAAACTAGATATGCTTGCAATAGATGGGGTGTCATATTTGACTGATGAACGATATAGGCGTGGAGATAGTGACACACTTTCATTAACCCATATCAGCCAAGACTTGATGTCCTTGTCCGTTGAAATGCACGTACCCATTATTGTTGTATCTCAAGCCAACAGAGAGGGAGCGAAAGATGATGTTCCTGGGAATGAGAATATTAGTGGAAGTGACGGCATTGGACAGTGCGCAACAAAGATTATTGCATTAAGGCAGGATAATGGAAATCTTGAAATGCGTGTTAATAAAAATAGATACGGACCTGTGGGTAAAAAACTTAAGTACATTTGGAACATAAATGTAGGAGAGTTTATATACACAGAAAGTCCTGATAATATGACGCGAGAGCAGAGAGAGGAAAGACGCGAAAGAAAGAAAGCAAGCGGAAAGGACGTATTCTGATGATAGTAGATGGAATGATTATCAACGCAGAAGTTTCTGACATTATAGCAGAACTTAAGCGCCAACTTTCAGAGCGTGGTATATCGTTGTTTGCAAAAACAAAAGACAGCTCGGATGACCTTATGGTATGCTGTCCTTATCATAAAGACGGACAAGAGAATAACCCTAGTATGGGAATACGTAAAGCAGATGGTATGTGCCATTGCCTTGCGTGTGGAGAAACTCATTCGCTTCCTGAGATGATAGAAAACTGTTTCGGAAAATCAGACCCGCTTAACACGTTTGGGAAGAAGTGGTTAAGAGATACTTTCGTAGTTATGCAGGAGAGTAATCGAGTATTAAACCTGAATTTAAGCAGAGCGCCACAAACGAGTGAGCACTATCAAACTTACGTGTCTGAAGAAGAATTAGATGGGTATAGATACTATCACCCGTATATGCGAGAAAGAGGATTAACAAACGATGTTATTGAACTCTTTGATATTGGGTATGATAAACAAACGGACAGTATAACATTTCCTGTCAGAGATAGTTATAGTGGGTGTTGTAAATTTGTTGCAAAGCGAAAAATCAAGTATAAGCAGTTTGATTTACCTAAAGATATTGATAAGCCTTTATATGGTGAGTACGAACTGTATCATACTCTTCAGACAAAGGAAGGAACTGATAGATTTAATGAAGTATACGTGTGCGAGGGATTATTTGATTGCTTGAGATTGTGGTGTGTAGGAAAGTATGCAGTAGCAGGGTTTGGGTGTCTGTTTAGTGATAAACAGATAAAAGACTTATGCGAGTTGCCTACACGTAAACTTATCTTTGCACTGGATAATGATAAGGCAGGAATATCTGCAACAGAGCGATTGAAGAAATTAGTAAGGGGCAAACTTATGACAACCGCTATACTTCCCGATAATCGTAAAGATATAGGTGAGTGTACAGACGATGAACTTCTAAATTTGCGAGAAACTTTATATTGACTTTGAAGCAATCATTTAGTATAATGATTACGTGTAATAAATACACAACAACTTTAAAATAGCAGAAAGGAAACAGTTTATGGCAAGATTAACAGGTGCAAACATTGAACAGTTTAGGAACGAAGGAAGTGGAGACGGAACAAAGATTAATTACTTTAATTCCTTGAAAGATGATAAAGATACAGGTAAGATTAGACTTCTATACGATGGAGCAGAAGATATTGAGGGCTTTGTAGTTCACAGAGTTCAAGTGGGAGACTACGAGTTGCCCGTAAATTGTCTTTTTGACAGTGAAGGCACAGTTTCAGATTGTCCTTTTTGTCAGGCAGGACTTAAGAGACAGGCAAGAGTTTATATCCCTGTGTTCGACGAGACAGATGGTGCAATTAAGTTTTGGGATAGACCCAATAGTTTTTATAGTCAACTTTCAAGCCTTTGTGGAAGATTTCCTCACATTGTTTCACAAGTATTCGATGTAGAGAGACACGGAGCAAAGGGAAAGAAGTCTGATTATTCTTTCTACCCAGTAGGACAGCCCGACGGAACAACTGTTGACGATATTCTTGCAGATTGTGGTTTTGATGAACTTCCGTCTGCTCTCGGAACAAAGATAATGGATAAGTCAGCAGAAGATATGGAATACTATCTTAAGCACGAACAGTTCCCTGAGGAAGAGAGAGAGAACGTAGTTCGTAGAGGCGAGGACACACGCTCTCGTAGAGAGAGTACAAGAGAGACAGCACGTAGCGAAAGAGCAACTACAAGAAGAGGTCGCGGAGATAGGTTCTAATGGAACAGTTGTCATTGTTCGGTGATTTAACTCGTCCCGATAAGAGTTCAGATATATCAACAGCCAGAGCGGCTAAATCAAAGAAAAATACTCCCGTTGTAAAAAGCGGGAGTATATCTTCTATGATAAAGCGTCTCCGCGATTTTGTTGATGAGTATTTGGGAAAGTATCGTGATATATACACAACGATTACTACTGAAATGCAGTTGGAGTTTTATATTAAGGCGTGTCTTAAAGCACAGTGCGTTGCGATTGATACCGAAACAACAGGACTTGACCCGATGCTCGATAAGATTGTGGGTATATGTTTATACTATCCTGGTGGAAGTCCTGCATATATCCCGATTAGACATATCTCATATATTACAGGTGAGTTATTATCAAATCAGTTAAGCCCTGAAGTCGTTGCAAAATATCTTGAGTTGTTAGTAGGCATTAAAGAGTGTGAAATGTTTAATGCTAAGTTCGATACGAGATTTATTAAGAACGACTTGGGTGTTATGTTGCACTGTACGTGGGACGGATATCTTGCCGCTCGTAGTATGAATGAGAATGAGCCTCAGGGTAAACGAGGACTGAAAGACTTACACGCAAAGTATGTGCTTGAAGGAAAGACAGATGAGTTTAGTTTTGCGGACATCTTTAAGAAACTCGGAATAAAAGTATTCGACATTGTTCCTATTGATATTGCAACTTTGTATGGTGCTCACGACGGAGTTGTAACACACGAACTCGTGGAGTTTCAAAAACAGTATTTGTACTATGACCCAGATATGCCCTTTAGCGATAGAAACGGTATGAATGGTGTAGCGTGGTGTTTCTTTAATATCGAAATGCCGTTAGTAGATGTAATGTGTGAAGTAGAAGATACGGGTATTCTTCTTGATACCGAGTATTCTAAAAAGTTATCAGTAGAGTATCACGCTAAAAAGGACCAGATATTGCAGAAAGTTTATGCGTTGATAGATGAGTTACAACCCAAGATTGATGAGTATAATCGTAATGCAAATCAATTCAATCTTATACACGCTGGAAAAGAGCAGAGACCTAAGCCAATATTGTCTACTCCCATAAACATAGGAAGTCCTCAACAGTTGGCAGTTCTGTTTTATGACGTTCTTGAATATGACGTTGTTGATGATAAAAGTCCACGTGGTACGGGAGAAGAGATTTTAACAAAATGGGATACTGAACTCACACGTGCTATTCTTGAATGTCGTGCGATTGATAAACTTTTAGGAACTTATATTGATAAGATACCTAGAGAGAACTTAAACCCGAACGACGGAAGAGTACACTGTAAGTTTAATCAGTACGGGGCGGACACGGGCCGTATGAGTTCTGAAGAACCTAATATGCAGAATATCCCTCACGATAAAACACGTATGATGTTTATAGCAAGTCCTGGATATGTTCTTATGTCAAGTGACTACTCACAGCAAGAGCCTTCTTGCCTTGCTTCATTCTGTAAAGAAATGGGTTATGACAAACTATATGATGTTAGGCGTAGTGGAGGAGACTTATACAGTGCAGTAGCAAGTGCTTGTTTTAATCTCCCTTACGAACAATGTTTAGAGCATAATCCTGACGGAACTACTAACAAAGAAGGCAAAGCAATTAGAAATAAAGCAAAACCAGTGTTGTTAGGTATCTTATATGGTAGAGGAGATAAGAGCGTAGCAGAAGGAATGGGTATAACTTTTGAAGAGGCAAAGAAGTTAAAAGCAAATCTGTTTAAGAAGTATCCAGAGATAATGATATTCGAGAGAAAGTCATTAGAGATGGGAGAAGATTTAGGATATGTAACAACCATCTGTGGCCGTAAGAGAAGATTACCTGATTTGCAACTTGATGAATATGAGTTCGAGTGGGTAGATGCTCCTAAGTCAGATGATGTACTTGACTTTGACGGAGAAGTTAATACAGAAGTTCCTGAAGAACTCTGCAACAAGTATTGGAGAAAGTTAAAGCAAGCGAAGTTTTGGCAAAAGCGCAAAATCATTGATGAGGCCAGAGAAAAAGACGGGATAAACATTATTGATAATGGCGGAAAGATAGCAGACGCCACAAGACAATGTGTTAATGCTCGTATTCAAGGGTCTGCCGCAGACTTAACTAAGTTGGCTATGATTGACTTGTACAATAACGAAGAACTCAGGAAATTAGGTTTCAGAATGTTAGTTCCTGTTCACGATGAAATCATAGCAGAGTGTCCTGAAGAAAATGCAAAAGAGTGTGCAACCCTTTTAGCAGAAGTAATGTCAAAGGCCGCAGAGAAGATATTAAGTATGCCGTTTAAGTGCGATGTTGAAATTACACGAGAATGGTATGGAGAAAGAGTAGCAGTATGAATTTTTATTTATCCGCAAGTTGCAATAGTCCATTAGATGATTACATTACGGAATTAGGATTTAACAGACTATTCAGTTTCTATGTTGATAGAAAGTCGTTAGAAAAGTATTTCAATTACCCTCAAAAAGTGTTTTTGGACTCAGGAGCCTTCAGTGCTATGAGAAAAAGCATATCGTTGGATATAGATGCGTATTGTGATTTTATTAATGCTCATCATCTCTCTTATGAGGCTGTAGCCTCTTTGGATATTATTGGCAAAACTCCTGATTGTAGTGATAAGAATTTAGAAAACTATAATTATATGCGAACACGTTTAAACCCTGAAGCATTTTCTAAAGTTATCCCTACATTTCACTTTGGAGAAAACTTAAAGTATCTGGAGAGATTGTGCGATAATGCTCCATATATCGCATTGGGCGGAATTGCTCCGATAAAGAATACTGGGGTTAGAGATACATTTTTACGAGAGTGTTTTTCAATAATCCCGAAGTCTCATAAAGTACATTTATTTGGTGTATCAACATTAGAGTTACTTGATAAGTATTGGGACAGGATATACAGCGCCGATAGTTCTACTTGGTATTTCGCCGCGATTAATGGTGAGTTGTTAAGTGAGTACGGCAGGCTTATCGTTTCTGAAACACGAGGGCTGTATGACCCATTCATAATTAACTATGTTGAAAATCACGGGTATGATTTTGAGAAAATATCTAATTCAGTGGAAGAGCGCATACGTTTCAATCTTGACTTTATGAGGGAGTGGTTGCTTCAAAGAGAAGAGAAGAAAGCGACACAACCAAATTTAACACAGATAAATTTATTTTAAGGAGGAACAAAAATGAGAAAAGCACTAGTTTTGAGTAGTGGAGGAGTAGATTCCACAACGTGTATCTCTATTGCAATCAGAGATGTGGGAGTACAAAACGTGACTACTGTTTCCGTATTTTATGGGCAGAAACATAGTAAGGAGTTAGAGTGTGCAGAGAAGATAGCAAACTTCTTTGGGGTATCTCATCGTGTTATTGACCTATCCAATACTCACATAATGGACGATAGTAATTGTCCGTTATTGAGCAAGTCAACAGAAGAAGTTCCTGAACTTTCATACGCCGAGCAGATAGCAAAAAACGGAGAGGGAATGGTTACGACATATGTTCCTTTTAGAAATGGGTTAATGTTGTCGGCAGTTGCGGCACTTGCTATGTCTTTGTATCCAGATGATTATGTTGATATTTATTTAGGAGCACACGCAGATGATGCCGCGGGAGAGGCCTACGCTGATTGTTCAGAGGAATTTACATCTGCTATGGATAGCGCAATATCTATTGGAACTTACAATAAGGTTCATCTTGTAGCACCGCTTGTACGACTTAATAAGGCAGGAGTAGTTTCATTGGGGTTGTCTCTTAATACTCCTTATCATCTTACTTGGAGTTGTTATAAGGGTGGCGATAAGCCTTGTGGAAAATGTGGTACTTGTATTGATAGAGCAAAGGCATTTGAAGAAAATGGTATCAAAGACCCTGCGATAGGAGATTAAGTATGAAAGAATATGTAACTTGGAAGCAAGTCGAAGAGTTTGTTAATTATATGACAGACATTAGCAGACGTAAGGGAATAAAGTATAGCGGGGTATATGGTCTCCCTAGAGGCGGATTGGTACTGGCAGTTATGCTTTCTCATAAACTGAAAATTCCTTTGCTTATGAGTCCTGCACCTGGGTGTTTAATTGTAGATGATATTTGTGACACAGGAGAGTCCTTACTTCATTACGTTAAGAATAGTTCGGGTGACAAGGCTCAAGACTACAAAATAGCAACAATGTATTATAAACACAACACGCTGGGAGTAGTTCCCGATAATTATTTATGTAGAAAAGAAGATAATTGGATTGTATTTCCGTGGGAAATGGAGGAAAAGTAAATGTATTACGTAACAAAAAGATTAGAGATTGCAGGAGCACATTATCTTAATCTTCCTTATGAGAGTAAGTGTAAAAATATACACGGCCATAACTGGATTATTACTATTTCCTGTAAAGCAAATAGATTAACCGATTATGGAATGATTGTCGATTTCAAGAAGATTAAGGAAGTAATCAGCGATAAAATTGACCACCAGTTCATCAACGATGTTGTTGACTTCAACCCTACCGCAGAGAATTTAGCACGATGGATTTGTGATGAGGTTACTAAGATATGTGAGGTAGGCTATTGTTATCGAGTAACGGTCCAAGAGAGTGAAGGAAACATCGCAACTTACGACCTTGAGGAGTGATTTATGAGAGTAAATGAGATTTTTTACAGTATCGAAGGTGAAGGCGCAAGAGCAGGAATACCGTGCGTATTTGTTAGATTTTTTGGGTGTAACCTTAAGTGCTCTTATTGTGATAGCCGATATGCTTGTGAGGGAACTGAATATCGAGTAATGAGTATCCAGGAAATACTCGATGAGATGGCAGTATATCACTGTCCCAATGTTACTATTACTGGAGGAGAGCCTTTAGTTCAACCCGGCATCAGCACACTACTCGAACAATTAGTACGACAGGGTTACAAAGTTAATGTCGAAACAAACGGTTCTATTGTTCCTGAAGTTGATGGAGTATTGTATACCGTTGACTACAAAACAAAGTGTAGCGGAGTATCTGATAAGATGAATATAGAGGCGTTTAAGGCTCTTGATACCACAGACGTTGTAAAGTTTGTTGTATCAAGCGCAGAGGACCTTAATCAGGCACTTTCGTTTGTTGAAGAAAATGGAATTGTTGCTCAAATCTTTGTAAGCCCTGTATTTGGTAAAATTGAATTGGTTGAGATTGCAGAATTTTTGAAGAGCCACAAACTTTATAATTGGCGTATGCAAATTCAGTTACACAAGTATATATGGGACCCTAATAAAAGAGGTGTATGATGGATAAAGCAAAAGTAGAACAGGCTATTAAAGATTTACTTGTTGCATTTGGAGAAGATGTGACACGAGAAGGACTTGTTGATACTCCAAGACGAGTAGCAGGATATTGGGAAGAACTGCTTGAGGGTATGAAATATACCAATGCAGAAATCGCCAAGATGTATTCCAAGAAGTTCATTACAACTTCTGACCCACTTGTTGTTAAAGAAGTGAAGAATGTATACAGTCACTGTGAACATCATTTGGCTTTGATGTTTAATATGACTGTAACAGTTGCTTATATCCCAAGACAGATTGAAGACGGCAAGTACGAAGTAATTGGATTATCTAAAATTCCTAGAATTGTTGATTTGTGTTCCAAGAGATTGCAACTTCAAGAGAAAATGGCAGAAGATATAGCGGAGTGTATTTCACTTGCAACCGGCTCACCCGATGTATTCGTAAACATTAAAGGAGACCACGCTTGCGTATCTGCCAGAGGAGCAAAGAGTGACGGATTTACAGATGTTACAGTCCTTCACGGAAGATTTAAGACAAACACTGATTTAAGAAATGAAATAGAACGTAAATTAGTGCATATTTAAGGAGGAAAGACTAATGAACAAATCAAGAAGAAAAAGACTGGAAGAGGCTCAGACCTTAATGGACCAGGCAAAATCAATTATTGAGGAATGTCAAGGCGAAGAGCAAGACGCATACGATAACTTACCGGAGTCTCTTCAAGACGGAGAAAAGGGTTCTGCAATGTCAGACGCAATAGATATTATGGGCGATGTTGTGGATAGTCTTGAAGAAGATATAGGAAATCTTGATAACGCAATTAATTGTTAAAGGAGGATAGAACAGTGTCAACATTTAGCACAGAGAGATTGAAGCAGTTGGTATCTTATGCAATTCAGGGAGCAGGTTTTAATAAACTTCTTGAATTGTCTAACTTTATCGGAATAAGAGTAGACGATGGAGTATTATATCTTAATACAACTGATGGAACAAACTATTTGAGTGTATCCGATAGTTGTGTTGCAGATGATATGGACGTTACTGTAAACGCAGATACCTTTTCAAAACTTGTTGGAAAGATTAATTCAGAAACAGTTGAACTTGAGGTAGATGATAACGCCCTTATCGTAAAAGGAAACGGAAAGTATAGCCTCGAACTGGTTGTTGACGATGAAGGAAACCCGTTGTCTTTCCCTGATAAGTTCCCTGGAGATACAACAGATATTGGAAAGATAACTGCACCCGATGTTATTGCAATAAATACAACTGTTAAACCCTCATTGAGTTCAGTTGCAGGAAGTATTTACTCATATTACTTTTTTGGTGACTTTATTGCAGGTACAGACAGGATAATGATGAGCACCTTTAATCGTAAGATTTTTGATACACCTTACTTGCTTGACCGAAAGTTCGTAGAGTTGATGGGAGTTGGTGCTTCAGATGTAGCACTTTCAAGAAGTGATGATATGCTTGTTGCAGAGGCAACTATAGGAGAGAAGTGCGGAATTGCGATATGTACTCCCGTATTAAACGATATAAAAGACTTTAATATAGATGCTATTAACCAGTTTTCTGCATTTGAAGTTCCATCATTCTGTCGTTTCAAGAAATCTCAAATGTTAGAACTTCTCGATAGACTTTCCTTGTTTGTAAGCAAGTTTGATGAAGGTGCTATCGAACTGCACTTTACTGATAAGTATGTCGAAGTATCGTCTATTGCAAGTAGCGGTATTGAGCGTGTTGAGTACACGGAGAGTAAAGATGTACAAGATATTACGTTTAAGATTAATATTGACAGGCTTAGAAATCAGTTAAAGGCGTATAGTTCTGATGTTGTTGACCTGTATTACGGTAATGAAATCTGTATCAAGTTGATTGATGGGGATATGACGCAAATGATTGCACTGATGAAGCAAACGTAATATCTCCCATAAGTAATAATCATTTAGTAGGAGCGTGAAATATCGCTCCTACTTTTGTTTGTAAAATAATACTTGACATTCAATTAATCGTTTAGTATAATGTTTACAGTTGATAAGATAATCAACGAGAAAGTGAGACCAGCGTATGAATGAAAACGTAACAAACATTATTATTAATAAGATTGAGAAGTATGATGAAGAAAACAAAACCGAGTTTGCAAAGATTGTTCGTGAAAAATTAGAAAAAGCAATTAAGTTTGACTCCGGTTATTTCAGAGGAATAGTTCACGGAATATTGCTCATTCTTGTTAGTTTAGAAGTAGTAACAAGCAATGATGCCGTTGAAATTATGGATGTGGTAAATCCTACTATGTCGAGGTATTGATATGACACGAGAAGAAAGCCCTATTGTATTTACGATTAGTGAGTGGAAACCTGAAACCCTTAAAATAGTAACAACAGACCCAAGAGGCACAGACGCTAACGTATATGAACTTAGTCGAGATTTGCTACTCGCAGGTATGGTTTATATGACCAAAATGTTTAATGCTAAGGGTTATGCAGTATTATTTGAGGTAGATTGATATGACAGATAATGATTTAATAAATCGAGATACTTTGTTAAAACTACTTGAAACACCAATTATATCATTAGCGGAAGCAAAAGAACTTATAGGAGTACAGGAGCCTATAACTAATCCGATTGTTTACAATCACGGAGAACTTGAACATACCACAATCCCGCATAATTGCGTGAATTGCGGAGGTAAAGTAAGTAAATTAACAGGCGTATGTCTGTATTGTGGCACAGAATATTGAGGAAAATTGATATGTTATCAATGCTTAAGGATTACAAAGGTAATATCGAGATTAACGGCAAAAAGTACGATAGCGTAAAAGACGCTCTAAAATCGTTTGTGAGCGATAGCGACACAATTACGATAAAGTTATCATCTAATCGTGAGAACGCTCGTAGAACGCAAATGAGAGCGAATCCAGAGCATACTCTGAAGAAGATTACTGTTAAGCAGTATATGACACGGCAAGCAACAGACGATTTTACTTTTATGCGCGATTGGAATAATAATATTCCTATGCCGTTGCGAACTATGGTTGGCACTGTCGAGAAAGAAACTCGTGGAATGGTTTATATGAAACTTCACGGGGACATTACATCAGAAAAAACTTTGCATTGTCTTAAATGCGGAAGACCTATAACAAATCCAGTATCTCAGTATTTTGGAATGGGACCCGAATGTGGTTGTCATAATTATATTAATCCTTTCTACTCAAGAGAAGAACTTGAGCAAGCGGTAAAAATATATCGTGAGACAGTTCTTAACAAATTAGAGTGGGAAGGGTGGATTATTAAATCAGCAATTTTAAGCGAGGAGGATGTAAATGGCGAAGTTTGAACAGTGTCCCGCTAATGCTCAACGTAAAGTGCGCTCAGGCACGTTTTGTGAGGACTACGTATTAGAGCATTGTGAAGGATGTAATATGTTTACTGCGTATCAAATGGGAAGAGCAGACGCTTTTAAGGAAGCATTACATAAGACTTCTAAACTTGATGATGACACATGGAAAGAAGATATGAACTGGGACGCACAACAGTACGAAGCGGACAAAGAGAGTGAGGTAAATTGATATGAATTATGAAACACTTAGTCGGTTATTAAGTAATCACCGCCTTTGGTTGGAAGACCACCTTACTGGTGAGAGATTATCATTAGCGGGAATGACACTAACAGATAAGTCTTTTTCTTATAGTGATTTAAGAAAAGCAGATTTCAGAAGAGCAAACCTGTCAGGCGCAAGTATGTACCGTGCGGATTTGAAAGAACAAAAAGTTTACTCAAGAGAATTACACAAATATGTTGTTCCTGTTTGCGATATTGACAAGGCACAGGCGGTCGAGCAAGATTGGAGATTTTACTATAACCACGGATATAAACAAGCCGAGAGAGATTTGAAAAGACCGAAAGGTGAGTGGGATGAAACTTCATCTGAACAAGAAGAGAGTGAGCAACCCAAGGAAGAAACATTTAATACTGTTTATGACCACAACGACGGAATAGCAGACCCGACATATATAAACGATATGGTTGATTGTTCGGACTTGGGAATATATCCGTGGGGTAATTCATAAAGGTGGTGCAGAATGGAGAAATCATTAGGCTTTTTTAAGATAGGTGAGTTATTTAAGTTCAATGGTCGTGTTTATCGGGCAGGTCATCTCATCAGTAACACAAATAGTTATGTGGCTTGTGTTGATATTCATACTCATAAAACAACAAGGTTACATATTGATACTACTGTTGAAGATATGAAAGGCGGTGCGGAATGAGTTTACCTAAGACTTATGACGGGCATACTTTAGGCGAGTTTATTGTTGGAGAAAGAGGAATATCAAGAATAATCAATGTTGATGATTACGCAGGCTATACATCAGAATTAATATTACCGAAAGAGGTATTCATCGAAGCATACAACAAGTACATCAAAGGCGGTAAGCAAACGCTGGGTTGTGGTGCAGATATGAAAGGAGATAATCAATGACTGATAAAGAGAGAATAAAAGATTTAGAGCGTAGGGTAGCACAGTTAGAAGATATTTTTGAAAGATTAGGTTTTAGCGGTGATGGCCATTTAATTTGCTATACGGAGGTGGATAGATACGGGAATCTTTGTTGTACAGATTTAAGTGGGTATATCCAGCATGATTGTAAATTCGGAAAGGGTACAGCAGATGAAAGTAAGAAATGATTAAACACGTGGAAGAGGTATGATATGGAAAACAATACGAAAGTATTAATACGCATTATTGCAGGTGTAGCTGGTTTGATTGTTGGGATTATTATTGGGATTATTGTTTTTGGAGGATGACGTATGACATATAATAAGAAATCTACAAGATATTATAGTAGTAGACAAGAGAAAAGTGTTGCAAAATCTATTAGAGGAAAACAAGTTAGTAATTCTGGAGCAACAGCATTTAATAAGGGTGATGTTATCACAGATAGTTGGCTTATAGAGTGTAAAACCAAAGTAAATGAAGCAAAGTCCTTTTCGATTAAAAAGGAGTGGTTAGATAAGAATAGGGAAGAGAGATTTGCTATGGGAAAATCTTATAGCGCACTAGCGTTCAGTTTCGGTGATGGGGAGAATTACTATGTTCTTGATGAAAAGACATTTTTAATGTTAAAGGAGATGTTAGATAACAATGGCTAGGAAGTATACACAAATCAATAATTTAGTATCTGATAGTAGGGATAATCTGCACAAGGCGTATGACAGAGGATATGAACAGGCGAAGAAAGATTATCAGCCAGGACTTACGCAGTTAAAGTGCGAGCCTGGAGAGGGCGGATTGCAGTTTAAATGTATCAAGTGCAGTCGTTTGCTGATAGCGCATTACCCCTATTGCCCATATTGTGGAAGAATTGTGGAGGATAAGTAAATGGAACTTATACTATTTTTGCTTGCAATAGCCTTTTTTGGTGGTTTGTTGTCAAATAACAACGATGATGAAAGCGAGGACAAGTAAATGACAGTAAAGGAATTAAGAGAGAAGTTAGCAGAGTTTCCTGATGATTTAGAAGTAATGACAAAGAAAACGGAGCTTTTCGGAACTGTAGGAGCGGTATTCGGCTTGCATTTAGATACATATGCATTTTTCGGTACAGATATTCCTTGTGTGCTGATTACTGACTACTCTAACGATGATGAAGAAAGCGAGGTTCAGTAAATGGGCGAATATTCAGAATATAAATTTGGTGTGAGAGTGGATAAACACGTTAGCGGTTGTTGGAGTTTTGGCAGTTGCTTTTCTCACGCTTTTGGGGAGACATATCTTTACATAAATTTTTTATGGTGGAACATCTGTATAGGGTGGTTACATCAGGAAAGCGAGGAATGGTAAATGCAGTTATTTGGTATGTGTTGCAGTTCTTGCAAGTTTTGCAAGGTTGTTATGAAACCTTTTCCCACAGGCAGCAGAACAGTTGCCTGGTGTAAAAAACATAGAGAAAACTTCGATTTACATTCGTTGTGCGAAAGTTATGAGTGTAAGGAAAGCGAGGCAACAAATGAATGACAGTATTCTTATGATTTTGGCAATTCTTTTGACTTTTTTGGTCATTTCATTTGTAGGGGTTAGTTTATATAACGAAAGATGCAAGAGGTATCGAAAATGAAGAAAATGAAACTGATAATTGATATTAGCGATAAGATGTTTGATGCCTTTAAGAAACACGGCATTATGACATTTGATAACCTTGATGAATATGACAGAGATATGATTGCAGATGCTATCTCAAACGGCACACCTTACAATCCGTCAGGTGATTTAATAAGCCGTAGTGAAATTTTAAAACACTCCCAAGGCGGTGATTATGATGGTTGTGGCGGTTTTACAAAAGAATATGTATCTGTAAAAGATATAGAAAATGCACAGGCAGTACCGCAAGTAACAGTTTTTACCGAAACCGCTGATGAAAAAGCAGTAGCAGACTTGAAAGCGGAATTGCAGAATGTAATTGATAAAAGACCGAGCGACCAAATCGCTTGGGAGCAAGGTTATGAGGTTGGAGTGGCACAAGGCAAGTGCGACAGACCGAAAGGCGAGTGGAAAACCGTTGATGGATATGACGGTGATGAATATTATGAATGTTCTAATTGCGGTGAACCTTGGTTTTTGTCAGCAGGCACACCAAAGGATAATAATATGAATTTCTGTCCTAACTGTGGGGCAGATATGAGAGGCGGTGCGGAATGAAAATAACGGCAGAAATCAATGATTACAGTGAACCATCAAAAACACCTATTCGTGTTCATAATCATTGGAATATCGGAAAGTTTGTTGAATTGGAAGTAAAGGGAGAAAGATACACAGTTAAAGGCAGTGAGTTAATATCAGCAATTAACAGATGTATGCTTGACACTTTTGGAGAGTGAAAGGGGCGGCACAGTATGACAGACAGACAAGCTATTGAGATACTAACAGAAGAATACAGACATGTGGCAATACACCTGAAAGATGCAGGCAAATCACCAGAATACTACAAGAAAATGCAAGACCTTGCCCATGCCCTAACAAGGGGCATTGAGGCACTTGAACAGAGAACACCGCCCGAAGTAGAAAAGAGTGAAGCAGAATTCCAGATTTACAAGGGTTTTGAGAAAAGACCGAAAACTTACCTTGTTTTTCCTAACAAAGGAAAAAACAGAACAGGTCGTGATATTGTAATTGCCAGCAAGCGTTATTTCAAATGCTCTAAAGAACACCTGTTTTGCGGAATAGGCACCATAAAAGAAGATGGCAACCTTTACCCGTATGATTTTAACTATCCAACATCGGCTATTTATATAACTTATCGTAGAAAGGTGGTGCGAAATGACTACTAAATTTAATGTCGGTGATGATGTTTTAATTAAAGGCGTTGTTGAAACAATCTATGTTGGAAAAGACAATGAACCTATCTATTACGTCCGTACTAAAGGTGCGGGAACGTATGAGGTTTATGGCATACGAGTTAAAGAAGATGTTGTGAAAGGAGTTGCAGAATGAGTTTAGGAAGTGACTATTTAGCAGACCACGCTTATGAACTTGAATTTGGGTTCAAGGATAATTTAGGTGCAATAAGAAGACAGTGTAATGCTGGCCTTTGGGTTACAAAAGAGGGAAAAGTATTAAAGATTTGTGAAATGCAAACTTCGCATATTAAAAACTGTATCAATTTTCTTAAAAAGAAAAAGCACGACTCCTTTAACTGTTACATTCGAGCGTTTGAAGAGGAACTGATAAAGAGAGTGGATAATTGCGTATGAAAACAAAATGTCGCGATATTTGCTTTTTTCTTTGTGTACTTGCTTATTTGCTTATTGGATATTCTGAAATACTTATTGAGCAGATTCCTAGTGTATCCGATTCTATCATAATAGAAGAACATACGCCTGTTATAGAAAATGTTATAGAAAAGCAGATTGAACCCTATGATGTTGCTATGGAAATGCACACGCAGTTTCAAAATTTTATAAATACTTGTCCTGTTATTTGTTATACAGTTCCCGTTGATTTGGAAAATTATAGTTGCTTGATGTATGCAACCGAGCCTATTGGAAGGTACTACGTTACCGCTTACAATCACGAAGAGACAGGCAGCAAGACAACGGCGAGCGGAAAAACCTGTCACGAGGGTACAGTAACTACCTGTGCGGCAGACGTTCCGAAGTATCTTAAGTTCGGCGATGTTATCGAGGTTGACGGCAGATTGTATGTCGTAGAGGATACTGGAAGTGCAGTAAAGAAACGTCACGTAGATTTGTATTTCAAGTCATATAAGGATATGGCAAAGTACGGTAGCAACTATCAGAATATTTATAAGGTTAAGTTTCCATTTGGTACACCACAATACGAATAATGCGCATTTTAATTAAAACAAAAGTCTTGACATTCAATTAATCATTTAGTATAATGTTTACAGAGTTACAAGAACAACAAAAGAAAGTGAGGTTAGTATACGAATGACGTTAAAGGACGTTGATAAGATTATCGAAGATTTAAACGCATCGAAGTTTTCTTCCGAAGATACAGAAGATAGTAAGATGTTCAATCTAGGAATTGATAAGGCCATTGATGTTATTAATGGTTATCCTAAAGTAGAAGTAAAGGTAAAAATCACGGACAAGAAAGCATATCATCGTGATTATTACCTGCGTGTTACGAAAGTAAAGAGAGCGCAGAAAAAACAAGAACAACAAGGAGGTAATAAATGAGCGGAGATAGAACGGTTCTAACTGTGTCTGAATCGCAGATGAAAGATTGGGAAGAGATTTGTCGTGCATTTGCTAAAAAGATTGGTGCTAAATTAGTGTTTGTTAATTCTACTTCGTGCGGGATAGAATTACCCGATGGAAGTTTTAAACACATATACATTGATGAAATGCAAGATTATTTAAGTAAATAAACAGGAGGAATACGAATGAGCAAGTACACATTGGTTGGAGTTAATGGAAATGCGTATGCAATTATGGCATACACATCTACCGCATTGAGGAGAGAAGGTCTTGGAAATTTAAATGATGAGATGATGGAAAAGGCAACTTCTGGAGATTATGACCATTTAATTGCTGTGTGTGATGAGTACGTTCAGATGGCAAACAAGAAGGCAGTAGAAAACGGGTATGAGGAGGACGACGAATGAGAGGCCAGAGACAAGCAGTTCTTAACGAACTTATTGCAGGAAACGAAGTCACAAGTATGTCTATGTGGCGTAAGTATGGAATTACTCGACTTTCGGGAATTATCTATGACTTAAAGAATTTGGGATATAACATCATAACAGTTATGATTGATTGCGTTAATCGGTTCGGAGAAAAGACTAAGGTTGCAAAGTATATTCTTGTTAAGAGCGAGGAAACCTAATGGATAAAATTGTTGTTGCAATTATTATATCAATCATACTTATCGGAATTGCTTTAGTGATAACGCATTTATCAATCAAAGTGAGTAAACTCGAAAACACGGTTGATACTATTGGGGAGTTCTTTATAAGATATATGGCACACCCCGAGAACGTAGATATTATTGAGAGTATCCCCATTAACAATTCAGATGAAGCAAATGATTTTAATTTTCCAAACAGTGAAGGTGGATTTGATAAATGAGTATGTCGTTAGCCGTTAAATACAGGCCCAATAGCTTTGACGAAGTTGTTGAACAGACCGCTACCAAAGTAGTTCTTGAGCAACAGTTGGAACAGAGAGATTTTAAAAATGCTTACTTGTTTTGCGGGGGAGCAGGAACGGGTAAAACAACTTGTGCAAGAATTTTTGCAAATAGAATTAATCAGGGAAAGGGTAATCCTATTGAACTTGATGCCGCAAGTAATAATTCCGTAGACGATGTAAGAGATATTATAAAGAAGGCAAAGACAGCGTCCTTAAATAGTGAGTATAATGTATTCATTATGGACGAGGTCCACGCACTATCAAACAGTGCTTGGCAGGCTATGTTGAAAGTTCTTGAAGAACCCCCTGCAAAATCTATATTTATTATGTGTACAACTGACCCGCAGAAAATCCCTAGAACAATCTTAAGCCGTGCGCAGAGATTTGATTTCCAAATGATTAGTCAAAAGGAAATAACGAATAGATTATCCTATGTTCTTAAGAGTGAAAATATTAAGGGAAAAACAGAAAAATCCGCACTTGAGTATATTGCAAAACAGGCACAAGGACATATGAGAGATGCGCTTACTATGTTGGATAAGTGCTTGTCCTACTCAACGAATTTAACCGTTGATAGTGTAGTTAAAGCACTTGGAATACCCAGTTATGACTTGCTATTAAGAATGTTCAGGGCATATTTTGATTATAACAAGGAAGAGCGCCTTAAGATAATTAATGAAGTGTATATGTCGGGTTATGACTTAAAACAGTTCATAAAGCATTTCACAAACTTTATCCTTGATTTTAGTAAGTGGATTTTGGGTGCTAAGGGATATTTGAATTGCCCTATGACAGAAGATATAACATCCGCGTTCCTTGAGTACGAGAATGTTAATACACAGGAAGAACTGTTATCTGCATTGATTAATTTGCAAGCAGATATAAAGTGGGATACAAACCCTAAAGCACGAATTGAGGCGTGGTGTATTACGGGAGAGTAATGTACTGGTTTAATGTGTGTTCTTATAAACACAAAGATTTACAAAGAGGAGAAACAACGTGAAGTGCATTAATGATTATAAGAAAGAACTTGATATGAGCGTGAAACTGGGTAAAGTTAAGGCTATTCTTTCTATTGTTGCGATATTATTGATTATGTGTGCAGGGATAATTACTGCGTGTAATTATAATACGATAGATTTAACTTACGCATATGATTATGCGTATATCGAGTTACAGAACGGAGAGGTTGTTGAGGGAAAAGTTACTTCCTGGAGAGACTTTGAGGACGGAGACCAACTACAGATAACTGTAGAGGGAAAAACTTATTTGGTTCACTCCTCAAATTGTACTTTGGTTAAATACGGAAATCAGTTATAGGAGCTTGGAACAAATGAACGATTTTACTAAAGAGGAACTTGAACTGTTAGAGTTATCAATAACTCATTCCATTAATTTTCACAGAAGTTGTAATTTATCTTTTAGTTACAAAACAAGAGGAACTTATGAAAAAAGTTCGCAAACTGATTGAAAATAAGGAGAATTAACATGGAGGAGAAGTTAAGAGTATGGTACACGATTTTAGGTACAGACCCCTATTATCAGGAAGTCAAGACACCTGAAGAGGCAAAACTCGTAATTGACAGTATCGCTCGTTTCCTTAACACAAAAATCAAAGAGGGCGTTTTTAGTGACCACTGTTCTGCGGCAGGTCTTGAGGAGTGGGACGAAGATGCGCGGGGCTGGTTCGAGTGGTATGACAAGAACGGATTATGTCTTGATGAGCATTTCGAGGCATTAGAGGAGGGAGAAGAGTAATGGTAGGACAACTGGAACTACTTAATAAGATAGGTGGTCAGGTAGAGAGAGATAGATTTCCTAGATTTTCTATTTTGATAGGAGAAAAAGGAAGCGGTAAAAAGGAACTTGCAAAGAGTATAGCGCAAATGTCGGGACGCG